CTCAGAAGGAATACCAAAGTCCTCAGCGACATCCAGTGCTACAGCTCCACCCAACGAGTGTCCAACAACGCGTGACGGTGAGTACATGTGCGCGTACGCAGTAGCAGCCCTACCCCTAGGCGTGCTAAGTCTGGTTTGCAAGGATAAGAGGGTTGTTAGCCCAGTCCTCGAAAGAACGTGTCCCTGCTACATACATGGTACCGTTGTTGACGTGAATGCCATTGACTGATCGGTAGGCGGCTGCTAAGCCTTGGCTGTCACTGAGGTGTTGTCCCTAGGCGATGCCACCAGTCCAAGAGCGAGTAGAAGAAGTCGCACTGTGGAAGTTGGAACTGCCATTGGAAGCAAGCATGGCAACTGCGGCCTCAGTTAAGGGCATGCCAACGGGTCTATGTTCCATACTGGCAACGAGCGAGTTGGCCGGAAACCGAACTCCATCCTGACAAAAGACTTCAATTTCGAAGGTCTGAGCAAGGGCATTGGGCTCCATGTTGAGCAAGAGCACATAATTGGTGGGAATGGCACCAAACCATGAGCCGTTCAACGTTGCTGGAAAGACCGTAGGGTCAGTCAGAATGTTGTTGAGCGCAAGCCAATCTGAGTCGATCAAAGTGGCCCCGTTGTCGGAAGTGAGCGACGTAGGGATCCAGTCAGAATACGAATTGTACGCTTGGAACGACGATGGAGGCATGACAAAGGTAGAACCGCGCTTAGCCAACTCAACATTAGAGAGAACTTTGGCACGGGGATTGGCCTCACAAAGTTGCCAAATGCTGGTCCAAGCTGCTGCAGAGAGTGTGGGAGACGGCAAAGGTGAGCCAGTTCCTACAGCTGCATACTGCAGAGCGATGCTTTGCGGAATGAGAACTGCGGCGATGTTGGACGCAATGTTGAGATTCTGTGTCGTGCACTTGATCTTGACACTCATGCGAAGAGGCCTGATGTCAAGAGGGACAGTGTTGTTGGCATTAAGCTGTTGCTGTTGCCAAGCTTTGAACACAGGTGTGCTAGTCAAAGCGCCCCACAAAGCAGTCGTACGAATGGCAGACGGAGTCCAGGCAACCTGGAACTGATTGGGCACACTTGCAGTTGTGGTAAAAGCAAACCTAGCAATGGAGTTGACGACTGTGAAGTTGCCGTAGGTGGTTGGTAAGGAAGGTGGGAGCCGATGCAATGAAGCATCCCAGTACGCATGAGCCTTGGAAGGCGTCACAGATGCGACTGGCCCTGTGCCAGCCCTACGAGCAATCGCAGAAGCAGAAGCGGGAAGAGCAAAAGTAACAGAACGCCTAGAGACAGCAGAGGCAGGTCTCGAAGCTGAAGAGCGAGCAGTTGCAAAGGAGGCGACCGAGGAGGCCCTCGCAGGCCCAGTGCCGCGACGCTTGCGCTGTCTTCGGCTGGAGACATTGGAAGCAGACATGGATGGCGTGATCGAATTGGC